GTCGCCCGTATTTTTCCAATCTATCGTTGTATCAAGCCCTCTGCCAATCTCTTCCTCTTGATTAGTTTTCTGTAAGGAGTTTCGCGTAAGCCTTCTTGACGGTACTTTATAAGATAATTCCGTCTTTGGCCTTTCCATTCCGTCTTGAATTGGTTTAAAGAAGAACGGGTAATTAATGGAAATTGGTACAACTTTGTCCGTAAACATTTTTTTAGCATCAGCTCCAGACTTTGATAATATACCAAATCTGGAATCCTTTGATGTTGTAGCTTGGTTAACTGTTTCTGATGATGCCATAAAAGAGAACCCAGACCGTCTATTCTTGAGGTAGCACATTCCATAAGATCTCTTATCTGCTTTGCACGCTTCCCAGAAATAAAAGAATATTCTATTGGCTTGTCTAAAATCAGGCGATCCAACATCAATTTTTGTCCAGTTGAGGTATATATAGTGCGATCCTGTAATGTAACACGGCTCCCCGTTGCACATGAACCAATAGCCATTATTACGACGATCAAACTCATTTTCAATATACTCATAATATTGTTCTTTAATTTTATCGTCATAACTTTTGAAATCTAATATGTTTTTTATTTTATCTAAAGAAGCTGGCTTAGAAACTTTTTTAAAAACTTGAAATTCTTTTTTTAAGGTTTCACCATCTATATTATTTGGAGTTTTAGGTATGCCTACCTTTAAACCTTGAATTTCATATATGTCACCTAAAGTTCCATCTTTACTTATGATAACACAATCTAAATCTTCATTATAACCATATTCAAACTTCTTATATTTATTAAGGTTCTTTATCTTTTTATTAGATAAGTGATCTTTATGTATTTGATATAAAGTTTGTTTATACATTATTTAACTCTATTTTCAACACCCATGAAGACCTCAGTTTTTTTATTTTCAGATTTTTTTTCAGTTAGCTCTTCAATTTTTTCAATTATTTTTAAAGAATCTTCTATTGCAACCCATTTTGCCTGCGCCGCTGTTTTAGCTTTTTCAGGATCTAATTCACTTAAATCTATGTTTTGTTTAATAACTTTTTCAAGTTGTAGCAAAGCTTGTTCAGCTGCCTCTATTACTCGCTTCTTTCTGTCCATAATTTATTGTAACTTGATTAGATAAAATTCTATATAATTTTTCACCGTCTATTTCAAATTCATATTCTGAGTCAGGTGTAAACCCAACCACGTCCCCAATAGACAACCCTAATGAGCTCAATTCATTGTTGCTATACACAAGCTCACCTTTTAATTTTTGCTCTTTCTCGTGGTCCCATTTGTCTTTATTTATTAAAGGCTTTACAAAGCAATATTCATCTGGGCAATGCCATTTATCATTTCTTTTAAATGCAAATATTTGATCAGGCGCTACAAAGTATTCATTTTCTTTTAAAAAGCTGGCACTATTTTTTTCTTCGCCGCGAATATCTATCCATCTTCTAAATACATTATGATGAACAATAACTACATCTCCCTTTTTAGGGGTTTTTTGTGTTACTCCATACGCGGGTTCGCTAAGAACAAGGCCCATTCTATTAACAAACATATAATCACGCTCATTAATTTCTGTATTAAGTATTAATTCTTTTTGGTCAACTTTTATTTTATTGTTGTACCTAGATTCAGTAGATATAATATAATTAAATAAAGATTTCATTTAATAGTCTAGATTGTATTCTACAGAAACAGCCATGTTAGAATTAAAAAATTTCCATGGCAATATTTCTTCATTTTTTGTTATGTATATTTTATAACCCCCCTCGTCTTCAAGTATATCACATATTTTATGTCCCCCATATACTTCTTGACCAACCGAATAATGCATTGCTTCATTCTTATAATCTTGGCCAATTGATATTTTTCTAATTAATTTCATTTTAGTAAGTCCAAATTGTTGTTTCAGGTGCACCAGGATAACCAATGCCCACATGTACAAAATTGCTTTTCCTTGATATACCTATCCTTCTAAAGCCCACCTCTATAGCGGCTTTAACTAATTTAAATGTTGCTTCACCGCCCACACAAGCAATATCAACAGCTGCACCATACGAATGCTCACCTGGCTTAGCTTTTTTAGCTTCAATAGGATGATCCGGCCCTCTATAAGTTGATGTTAACTTAATTGGAAAACCGTAAGCTTCTCTTAGGTTGTCAAGCATTTCTAAAAGCTTTGGATCCATTTTATCAAATTCATTAAATTCAGATTCATTAAAATATTTCATTATATTATTTTTTAAGTTTACTATGTATATTAATTAAAGTATAAACAATTGTTAGTAATAAAACCCCTGTCTGTAGCGCGGGATTTAAACCTTCTGCCAACGGCGAGCTTGCTAATAATGCTGTTATATTTATACCGTATATTTTTAAATCTGTCATTTGTGTTTGTTATTACCCATAATTTTTTCGGCCCCGCGCGATCCAAAATATCCTATGAATACAATTGTCATTAATTCTTTTACTGTGTCTAATTGTTCTATTTGCATATACCATCCAATAACAAAAGCTACCGTTAAAAACACTAATGTTAATGGGCGAACATTAGAAGCTAACCAAGACCCAGATCTTGCATCAGCTACCCAACGACGTGTTATGCCATCAATTTCAGTTCTTTCTAATTCTAGTTTTTTAAGCGCTAATTCTTTATCAGCATCTGACATTTCAGAACCACCAATAATTGCTTGAATAACACTTCCAACTGGAGTATCTTCAGCTATTGCGCCAACCACGGATGGTATTTTATTCAATAAAAATTTACCAACCGCGGTATCTTTAAATTTCTTTTTTTCCATTGTTTATGCTATTGCTAAATAGATGTATTGGTAACCATTTTCATTCAACATTGCATCAGCAATTGATTGATCTGGAAAAGAAAAACCTGTGTCTGATACTGTAAATGTATGAAGTGAGGTATTAGTTTCTACATCACTTAAATTGGGGCTTAAAGATTTTTGACTGCCCCTGATCGTATCAAGTATTGACCAATTTTCTACATTACTTGTAGATTTTACCATTATAAATCTTGGTCGGAATCCTGTTGTAATAGTAACCCCACTACTTACACCCGTGTAAGTCCCCACCTTCTGATACCCATCTACTGAATGGAAGCAGTAGGCGATGTAAGAATCTCCATTTCTATTTATCACATCCCAACCGCCTACACCAAAAGTTGTGCTTGTTGGGTTTTGGTTACCCCATAAAATATCACTTGTCGTATCAACTTTAGCCGCGCTTGAATTTAAAACAAGATGTGAACCAATATCAAAACTCCCCACGCCGCTAATATTAAATCCAACATACCAACCACCCACGTTATTAGTTTTTTTAGCTATAACCATTTCAGGAGGAGAGGAAAGACCGTGGCCTACATTCCAATAAGACCCTCCATTATCGCTCGTGTCAGTTGTAGCATTAGTTGCCCCATCATATTTTACAACACTAAACCCTGCATCTTGATTTGCAGATACTGAAGAAGTAATTGAACCATCTGTGTTTGATACTGCTGTACCGCCAGCCTTGAAGCACCACGCTACATAATCATGACCGGTCATATTAACTGAGTTATCACTTCCCACTGTAAATCCATTTGTATCAAAAGAAGTAAATCTATTTGCATCAGGGGATTGTTCTGCTACATTTAAATTTGAATGTAGTCTTCTTGTAGCACCTCTTACAACATCTTGTAAATAGTGATTATCATTTTGTGTTCTTGATCTTAGCCAAACAAAATCCGGTTGAAATGAAGTTCCTGCGAAACTTACATTTGTAGGTGTTCCGTCATAAGCGTATAATACATTTGTTGCTGTACCGTTGTAAGATACGCCGTCACTATAAGTTATATCTGTTTCAGTACCATTAATAGATCCTATTGAATCATTAGCATTTCCATTTAATTTCCAATGCGAAGCAAGATTTGCTGTTGGTATATTTGAAGTATCATTTTTATATAAATATTCTACCTCTGTAGATGTTAAAACAGAAGAGTATAACCGTACATCGTCAATATTACCATTAACATATCCACCACCGTCCCCGTTATATCCAATATGAAGAGGGTCTGCCATAGAAAAACTTGGGGCACCTCCAGTAACAGCTTGTGTTTCAACAAGCGATCCATTTACATATAATTTAAAGCTTCCCGAATAATCTGCTGTACCAACTATATGGACCCACCCTTTTCCAGCGGGATCATATGAGTTTGTACTCATGTTAACCCCATTAGCTGAGCCCTCTGAATAACCAAATTGTATTCTTGGGGTGCTCGATCTTGTATAAAGTCTAATATATTGTCCATTTAATATATTTAGTCCTTTTTGAAAAATAGCACCAGATGTTCCTGAATTAAAATTAATCCATGCAGAAACCGACCAATTACTTTCAAATGTTGTGTTTAAAACATTTCCAAAATTTATTTTTGACGTAGAACCATTAAACACAGCACTTTGTCCAAAACCTCTTCCTGTATCATTAGCATTACCCTCTAATTCATACAATGCAACACCACTCCCATCATCAAATATATCTGTAGTTGATTTTGTAGATGATGCTGATGTTTCCCCGTATAGGGTTGTTACTTCACTTGATGATATTGCTTTATTAAAGAACCTTATTTGGTCATAAGAACCTGCTGAATAACCGCTATCAGCAGAACCTATAAAATCTGAAGAACCTATTCTTATAGTATCTCTTTGCGTACCATTAGTACCATCTGTAATCCAATAAGAAGTATTAAAGGTGTTAGTTAATTGTGTACCATCAAGGTAAATTTTACCATCACTAACAACTGCTAAATGATGCCAATTAGAATCTTCAGTTATACCTGTTTGTTCATAATTATATTGGTCATTATTTACTTGTATTTTTATGCTCCCTGTTGTATTATTATCTATAAACCATCTTCTTCTATCAGATGTACTTGCAGAACTTGGATCGTAAAAACCAAAAACAAATTTATCTTTAAACCAAAAAGAAAAAGATTCAATTTGATTTTGTATTAAATTTAAAGATTCTATATCTAAACTTGAGCTACTCCCATTAAATATACCAGCACTGCTACCAATATATCCAGATACACCACCCGTGTCTTTTGCTCCTTTTTCAAATTCATATAAAGCAACCCCAGATCCGTCATCAAAAATATCAGTTGTAGATTTAGTTGATGAAGTATTGTTTTCACCGTATAGTGTTGTAACCTCAGATGATGATAATGCTTTGTTAAATACTCTTATTTGGTCTATTGAACCGCTCCAAATTCCTAATGTACTAAAATATCTACTTCCTATTCCAAGCCCATTATATGTAGGCATACTTGAAGCAGCTAAGGATGATGTTCCCTGCGTAACTACATTATCAACATAAAATTTTACCGCATTTGCGCTTGTTGTTCCATCCCAAGAAAAAACCGCGTGATGCCAATTACCATCATTAAGACCTGTTGTTGAATGTGTAAAATTAAATTTATAAGAACCATTATAACCTAACGCTACGGAAACCCCACCGCTTGGTTGAGTATTCATAAATAGCGCATTTGGAGTGCCTGAAATATCAGATCCTCCATCGTGATATTCCCAAATTATTTCATAAATGTCTGTTGATGTATACTTAAACCATAAAGAAAAAGAAAATGCTTGTTTATTGATTTGAGGTAAAGTTACTATTTTACTACTACTCCCATTAAAATCAGCAGCGGTACCAATCTTACCCTCTATGCTTTGTGTTGAACTAGTACCTTCGTAGGTATTGATTGTAAAGTTTTCTGTACCTATAAGCTGCTTTGTAACAGTTATAGTAAATGTTCTAGGCGTAGCTTGGCTTTCATCATCTGTAGCAGTTACAGTAAAAGTATATAAAGTATCTGCAGTTTCTAATGTTGTTGTACCATCAATATTAGCGCCTGTTAAAGACAGCCCAGTTGGCAATGCTCCGTTAGTAATGCTAAAAGTAATTGTACCTGCATCAGGCTCTGTAGCCTGTAGGGTTATAGTAGATATAGTTGTATCTGAAGCAAATGTACCTAAAGATCCGGCTGCTGTTGTCCATGTTGGGATACCATTATACGATATACCATTAATATAAGTAGCTGATCCTGTATCCGTATTTGTAACTACAATATCATAATCACCAGCAGCTTTAGCAGGTGTTGTAAATGTTATCTGTGTTGCTGACACATAAGATACCGCCGGAGCGGCAGTTCCCCCAATAGTTACCGTGGCACCGGTTTTAAAACCTGTTCCAGTTACTGTAATAGTTTCACCTCCAGCTGGATCTGCCGCTGTAACTGAACCTGGGTAAGCTATACTGGTGATAGTAGGATTAACAATAATAGAAGACCAGGTCATAGTGCCATCTCCGTTGGACATTAAAAAATATCCATCAGTGCCATTTCCAATTATGCCTTCAAATAATCCAGCTTTTATTTTAGTTTGTGCCATTTATTATACTATTAAATCCCAGGTTTGTGTTTCTTCATTCCATTGATAAAGCTGTCCGTCTGTTGGATACGGTGTTGGCGGTTGCCAATCAAAATTTTCGTCCAATGTCCAAGAATTGTATGGTTGCGGAACAATAAAAACATCGTTTGTTTCATCGTAAGTATATCCAACTCCAGCGTATTGTTTTCTGAAATTACCATTGTACGAAGTTTGAACCCAAGTTGCACTTCCAAACAATCCATTTAAAAATACTTTTCCCTTGTATTCAGATTCAGTTCCGTCTGTTTTAAGAAGCACTTCATTATTTACAACAAGCACTTGTGTCACAATATTATTTTCGTCAAGTTTTGCAAAATGTGCCATATTTTATGCCGTATATGAACCGCTTCCGGTAAATTTTAAAATCGTATTACTTCCGCTTGTTGTAACGGTTGGACTGCCAGTCGTTGTTCCAGTGTAATTTGCAGTAGGAATAGATAAAACAACTACCCCCGAACCACCAGCGCCTGAAACATTGTGTGGTGAACTTGTACCCCGTGCAGCACCTCCACCGCCTCCAAGATTATTTGAACCACTTGTTGGATATGCTGGAATTGAGGTACTTCCACCGTTACCACCGCCACCAGTTCCGCCATCGCCAGGGTCTGTGTTTCCAGCTCCACCGCCTCCACCAGCGTAAGTGATTGATGTACCAGTAATTGATGAAGCCAAACCATTACCGCCATTTCCACCTCTTTCATTTGCAGTTACGCTTCCACCAGCCGCACCAGCTCCACCGCCTCCAGCACCAGTCGAACCATAATAAACACTTCCACTACCCCCACTATTACCTTGACCAGCAGTACCCGCACCTGGACCTTGTCCACTACCAGCGCCACCACCAGAACCACCGCTTCGTGCAGCCTTTTGATTATGTCCGCCACCACCACCGCCGATTGAAGTAATTGTTGTTATGTCAGCGCCAGAAATTGAAGAATCAGACCCATCGTTTCCTAATTTAAAACCGCTTGGATATGCAGAAGTAGACGTTACAGATGCTCCACCGCCGCCTACTGTTATTGTATAAGTAGTACCTTCGTAAATATCAACGGTTGATTCAAGCATACCGCCAGCACCTCCACCTCCAGCATCCCTTGCACCACCCGAAGCACCTCCAGCAACTGATAAATAAGAAATGTTGTAAGATGCGGCAGCGCCGGCAATACTTCCAAAAACAAATGATTGTCCAAACATATTAAGAAGCTATTTGTGAAATTGAATACCAAAATTCTGTTGCAGAAACGCAAATGATTTGAATAAAGTTCTTTGTTGAACTTGTGTCGTCGTATTCACCCGCAATCAAATTAAATGTTCCACTCACGCCACCAACGGTGAACGCTAAAGTGTATGAACCACCCGCGCCCGTTACAATTACTGATTTTGTAATTCCAATTTTTGGGTTTGTAATATTTAATGTCGTGTTTTGATCGGGTGTTAATGTGAATAATTGAGCAGCATCAAAATCAACATCAACAGTTGCGCCTGCTGTTAATACTGAAGACGTTGTAAACTCATTATCAATTTTTTCGTAAGATACAACATCATCAGCAATCTTAGCCGCAACCACCGCATCATCAGCAATTTTAGCTGTTACAATTGCATCATCAGCAATCTTAGCTGAATCAATAGATCCGTTTGAAATGTTATCTGTTACAGCTGTCGGTTCTAATACTGCTGCTGTTACTTTAGTTAGTGCCATATTATTCTGTTATTAAATCCCAAGTTCCTAGTTCTTCGTTCCAAGAATATTGCTGCCCGTCTGTTGGGTATTCAACAGGTGCTTCCCATAAACAAGTTGTTTCATTTAGTATCCAACTATCAAATGGTTTTGGCGGGATAAATGCATCTCGAACTTCGTCATAGCTATAGCCAATTCCTGCATAATTTTTTCTGAAAGGAACTCCATTTTCTGAATGAACTCCTCCTTTTGTATTGTAAGATGTACGTTTACAAACTTGCTCACGTATATTACCGTAATGTATTTCCCAGTTTGTTGGTCCATCTGTTTCGTCTTTGCCGACTATCACCTCGGTGACGATATTTTGCATGTTTAAAAAAGCGTAATGAGCCATTATTTATTTTATTTATTAACTAAATGATATTGTTCCTGTTCCTCCTGTAAATACTGATACCTTATCTGATCCTTCTGTAAATGGCGATCCAGTAGCTTCTGTAATTCCAGAGCCTACCGATATTGTATATGCATCTGAATAACGTAAAATTACAACTCCAGAGCCTCCATTACCGCCAACTCTTGTTGAATCAGCATCACTTCCGCCACCACCACCGCCGCCGCCGCCGGTATTTCCAGTAGCATTGAAACCAACTCCTGTGTTTTCTCCATCAGCGCCACCGCCTAAACCTCCAGAGCCTACGGCTACTGATCCATAGCTACCACCGCCTCCACCACCAGCAAAGTAAACATCAGAACCAGATACCTCACCTACTGATGCAGTTGTAGCATTTGATGCACTCAAAATATTAACAGCTAATCCGACTCCGCCGTTTGTACCTCCAGTAGTGTTTCCGGTTTGATCAACACCAGCGCCGCCTGCACCACCTCCTCCTCCAGATGAATCACCATTAGTAGGATCAGAAAATCCACCTCTATAACCTTGAACAACTGGGGTTGTAACCGCTTGTCCAGTTGCAGTTGCAAGTCCACGAGATTCTCCACCACCAGAACCCCCGTCATTACCAGTTTTGAGGTATGGTGATGAAATTCCAGATCCTCCGCCTCCCCCACCACTTGATGTTATTGTTGAAAATACAGAATTAGAACCATTATATCCTTTTGTCCAAGGACTATAATCATTACCATTTCCTCCACTTCCAATAGTTAATGTATAATTTGTAGATGCTGATAAAGATAAAGATGCTTCAGCAGAGCCTCCCCCACCGGTTGTTGAACCATACGATGTTCTTAAACCTCCGGCGCCTCCTCCAGCACCTTCGTTTCCTCCACCACCGCCCCCTCCAGCGACTATCAAATAATCAACTGTTAAAGGCGTAACAGCATCTCCGGCCCCAGCCGCAGTAGTAATTAACCAGCCCTTAGTAGCGCCAGAATATAACAGCCTAGCGGTTTGGTTATTTGTAGAAAGTACTAAATCATCAGTAGCGCCTCTAAAATTTAGAGACCCAGGATCTATTGTAATGTTATTTGTACCAGCACTTGATGCGTAATCTACTATAATAATCTCATCTCCAGCGCTAGGCGAAGTTGGTAGAGTTACTGTAATAGCAGCAGAGCTAGTATCCACTAAATACCCCTCTCCACTTACAGCTGTAAAATCTGCTGTTTTTGGAGTGGTAATCCATTTAATTATTCCTCCAGAATCTAAATAGTCAGATGTAGCTTTAGTAAATCCCATATTTTATTTATTAACTAAATGATATATTTCCTGTTCCAGCGGTAAAGGTAGTTACTTTATTTGATCCGTTTGTTG